GATACGATCAATACTTTGTCAGATGCGGCATATTCGCCTAATTTGCTGATCAATTCAAGCATCAAAGAAGAATCAAGGCCTGAAACGTCCAAAGTACAATCAGTTTTGTCAAAAGCAGCGGCACGCAATCCAGTGAACAAACGACGATGATCATTAGATCCGCCCAATGATGCAGATCCCCAACGTCCTCGAATATCCCAGTTTGCGATATCGTCTTGATGCGTTGCAGTAGCGTCGCCATTGATGATCGCATCTTCAAGAGCATCACGCATATCTTTTGCGATCATGCGTTGCATAGCAGGCAACAACAAAACTGCAGAATCTTCGATCAACTCTTCGTCAAGGATATAACGAGTTGCAAGGCCTTTTGCTGTGATCTGTGCTTGGCCCATTGATACAGTGCTAACAGGATACAAAGCAGGATTGTCGCTTGTTACAGTTCCTTTGATATAAGGACGGCCGCCACGATCGATGCGAGGGGCAAGCATTGTATTGCTAGTCATTTGTACTTCATTGAACAAAGAGCGCACAACGGTAGGAACTTGATATTCCATGTGCAACTGAGCCAAGAATTGATCAGGGATCAACTCAGCACCTACGCCCGATCCGTCGTAGTTTGCTTTTGAGATCTGAGCAGCGATTGATCGAGGGGCTACAGCAAGATGGCGAGCAATAGCAAGATCCATTTTTGGAGTGCTTTTGTCACCAACAAGCATGCTTTTGATCATCATGCGATCGTTAGCAAGTCGCTTCATTTCGACATGCCAGTTGCTCAAGTTCTCGTCAGTATCCAACAAGCCGGATTCTGTCACAGTTGTAACACCTGCGGCAGTCTTTACACGAGTTTTGCCAGTAGTCCAACGGATAGATCCATCTTCACCGACAAACTTCTTAAGTTGATCGTCTGTTCCTGTGATCTCGCTAGAATCGGCACGATATACAGATTCCTCCATGATTCGCTGCGCTTCTTTGATTGCATTTACTTGCTTTTCAATTCCTGCAACTTTCTCGTCTTGATTAGTTCGGAGGGTTCGAAGTTCCCCCATGATTTGCTTAACTGCGTCCATAGACATAATAATAACCTCAGTTAGTTAGTTAGTAAGTTAGTTATTGAGTTCTCTTAAGTGGAATAATAGATCGTCAAGTGAAAAGGATTTTTCCTCTTCTTCTTCTTCGATCTCCTTTTCCTCGTCATCGTAGCCCGATCCCTTTTCCTCTTCTTCGTCGTGCATTGATTCTTCGACTTCTTCTTCGACTTCTTCAACTTCTTCGACTTCTTCAGGTTCAGAGTGTGCAGCGAATTCGACAAGATAATTGCCGTTGTCCAACTCTTGGATCGATACAATATGCTTATGCACAAGCATCGACTTTGCTACGTCTGACAGGGTTAAATTTGCTGTGTAGTGCTTTGACAAAGTAGCCTCATTATTTGCAGGGATAGTCACGATTGATACCTCTAGTAATTCAGATTTAGGGAAGTAATAGCCGCTTTTTCCATAATACGGATGATCGGCAGGTAATTTGTTGCGTGCAATGGATTCGCTAGGTTGAAAGCCAACTGAGACAGCATTGATAAAGCCGCCTCGCACTTTGCGTTCAACTTGCTGCGCTACTTCGTCATTTTTGTCAAATTCAACGTCAAGCATCAACTGCCCATTTTTGACATAGGCCTTGCCTTTTCCAATTGGCAATTGCGTTGGATTGTGATTGAGCAAAATGATCGGGTTGCGTTCGTATGCTCTTAAATCCCATCCACTTTGATCGACAATGTCGCCATATCTGTCAGGATTGGCTGTAGAAGCGATAAAAGTAATCGCCTTATCTGATTGCTCTGCTTTTGTGTCAAATCGCTTAAATTGCATTGTTTTAGCCCTCACAGAATAGGATATAGCATATTGATCAAGGTGTGCATTGATTATTTACGCTCTCTGTATTTCTCATAGCACTCTTCTTTCTCTTCTAGGAACAATTCGCAATGATTGATAATAATCTTGCTATTGGCTACGTTGCTGATCTCTTCGCACTCTTGGCCGCTTGTTTTGCTGTCAATGCCTCGTGTCATGACTCTGCAATACATTTCCCTGCAAAGTAAGTCACTGTTTTCATTGATATATTCAGTGCTGCAAGGTTCAACGAGCATATCAAGATTTGTCAGTTGTTTGATTATCTTTTGTTGCTCGCCTGCCACTGGATCCGATACGACAACGATCGGAGCCTCATCTGCAGATCGCTTGTTGATTACAAAGGCAGTGCCAACGCCTCCGACTATCAAGCCAGTTAATCCGATTATTGTGAATGTTAGAATCATATTATCCTCGTCGAAGTTTTGCATGTTATTGCGTTGCTCATCTGTCATTTTGTACTCTCCACAATCACAGGGGCAATCGTGCATCTGCAATTGATATCCATTGCAGGATCGCCAAATGAAGCAGGGGCAGGGCCTGCGTATCCGTCGATCTCAAAGTCAGAATCAACGGGGATCGGATCGCCATCGTCAAGATCTGCGTGTGTTTGTCTTACTGAATCATCACGGCTAGAAATCCACTCTTTCATGACTTGCACGCCCTCTGCATCTTGAAATTCTTTATATGCTTCATTCGTTGCAGTGTTGATCGCTTTTGTCGTCTCCGTCTGGGCTATTCGCTGCGCTCTGGATTCTGAGAAAGTTGTGCTATTGGCTATCTGTCTTGCTATCTCTGCATTTGGCAATCCATCTGTAATGCCTCGCTTAACAAGTCTCTTGACTTGCTTTTCATTTGTATCAACGATTTGACGGGCCAACTTTGCGATCTGTCTTTCGTCGATCTGTCTTTCACCGAATGAGAAATCAAGCGGCCGGCTAGCCCCGATCAGTTTATACAACTCTTCGATCTGATCATTGCCTGTCAGGAAATAGATCGATCGATATGCGCGCCCAATGATTGATCTGATTGCTTTGATCTCTGTTGCACGGCCCAGAATAGATGCATAATCAATCGCCTTACTTTGTTGCTCAATCAACTGCGTGCGTAGTGTTTGCGCCCGTCTTGCATATCGTTGTGCGGCATCCTCAAGATAGATCTGCGAGGCCCTCATGATCTGACGTTGCGCAGGTTCATAAGTGCGCTCAATCCAACTTTGCCACAGTCGATCCTTTTGCTCTTTTGTGCGTGCTTGCTTCGATTCAAGGCGATTTTTCTCTGCTCTAATCACTGCTCTCATGTGATCTAGTCCACGAGATCCAACAACAAGCCATTTGATTTGAGCCACAACGCCTGCAAGTCGATAATCTCGAAAGTGTCGAGCCGCCCAAGCCTCACGCAATCGGATCGCCTTTTCCTCTGTCTCAGTCTGGGCAATGCTACTGTCACGCTCTGCAATAGGCTTAAGGCGATTGAATTGCTTATTCCCTAGAATATTCCCGCCCTTATCCCAGATCTCAGGATAATTATCTTTGAGATCCTGCGCTTCGTCGTGTGGGAATCTGTCGAAGTTCGAATTCCTCAATGCGACTTGTTGATCCTCGCCATCCTCTGGAAAGTTTGTAGGATCAACGTCTCCCACAGATCCCCGCATTTCTAGGGCATCAGTCTTTTTTTTTTGCATTTCCTTAGTTAGTAAGTCAGTAAGTGCTTGCTCGATTGCCTGATCTGCTTCTGTCTGGCTATCTGTCTGACTTTCTCCAAAGGGGCTATCTGTTAAGCCCTCATAAGCATAGGCCTCGCTTGCTGTCATGCCGTTTTCAATGTGTCGCACGATGCGTTCAAGTTTCTCAGTTCTGATCGCTTGCAATGCGTCGATCCCAGAGAAATCAATTTGCACAGAATAAGACGGATCAACAAGGCGCGCGATCCTCGTCATTGCCTGCTCGATCTTCTTTGCGCGCTTTTGTTGGATCTCCCAATAAGTGATCGTCGCTTGTCTAGCCGTTGCGTAGTTGGCATCCGGCAGGCCCAGAACAGTTGACGGCACGCCACAGACTGCACTGATATTTTCCCTTACCATTGTGCGCAGGGCTTGAAATTCCAGATCACGAGGCGACAAATTCAACGTC